GATACTAGTTGAATCACCAATACCTAAATCCCACCACGTTTCTACACCAACACTTTTATCGTAATCTACAATTTCGATGCGATTTTCTTTTTCAGCTTTTTGTATTTGCTTGCCATAATAGGCACCACTAACTGCAGCTTGGAAACTACATTCATACTCTTGCTCATATTGATCTTCTGGCATAGTAGCTCTAGCAGATTCAAGTTCTTGAGCATCGATAATTTCTGTTTCACTTGCTCGATATAATTGTGCATACCAATCCTTTCCTGTTCGTTTTGCAAAGTCGTAAACATCCCAGAACTGATTATGGCCCATAGGAGTTCCAATAAATATAACGTAACCTAACTTGTCACTAACCGCAGGTCTAACTACTTCAGTCCAAGTACGAGGTGACATTAAAGCAAACTCATCCATACATACACCGTCGAAGCCTAAACCTCTAAGTGCATCTGGATTGTCCGAACCGAAGATTTGAATTCGTGATCCATTCCATAGATCAACCTTCAGCTCAGTTTCATGTCGTTTACCACCGAGTTTCATTAAGGGTTCTGTATATTCTTTTAAATAGTCGTAAGCGACTGCTTTACCCTGGCGATAGGTCGGTGCTATATACGCCAATCTTGCATTTGGTATCTCACATGCAGTCATAATTAAATGATTGATTGCGAATACCGTCTTGCCAAACCGCCTATGACAGCAGATGACATTAAATCTTTTTAGATCGTTGTGGATCTTTTCTTGTAGTGGTCTTGGTTCGTAAGGTATTTCTAATTCCATTACTTACGTTTATTCCAACGTTTTTTCCAAATCCAACTTTGTAGTTTAGCTAATAAGCGTTCAAACATATTGAGTAATTTATTCACTAAAAATATCCATAATACTTTTAGCTTTTTTAATTCTTTTATTTATTTGTTTAGAGCTTTGATCTTTTGGTCTTTCAAATTTTGTCATAAATATTTCTGTTGCTGTATCTACATCAGCATCAAACGCTTCTCGTATTTTTTTAGCATTACCTTGACCAACTATGTTTTGTTTATTACCAAATACATTTTCCATTACATAATCAATTTGTGCATTAGCTGAATCTTTTAGTTTGTTTTCATTTAAAAACTTATCGTATTCTTTTCTTTGTATACCTTCAAATTGAAAAAGTCCATACCCTGGCCCTTTATTTTGTTGTTGCATAAAATCAAAGCTACCGCCTGTTTCTACGTCTATATTACCCATGATTGCAGCTACAGAGTTTTTATTTAATCTATCATCGCTATTTAAAATAGCATAAACTTGTTCCATGTTAGAAGGTGTAGTATCATTAACTAATAAACCTTGATTAGGTTTAATCATTGGCATTATTTTACCAAGCAGACCCTCAATCACGTTTCTTTTTTCTCCAACCAATAGTAACAGCGACAGGCTTATCGTCATCACCACTAATAGTGCTGTTAACCGAAGATAATCTTGAGTGTACATACGGTGCTGCTTTCTCTGCTGCCCACATCTTCTTTTCAGGGCTAGTTTTTTTAGTATTAAGTATGTTTAACATATAAGTAAGTGGAGTTACAGTACCCTTGTTAAGCATTTTCTCTAAGCGTTCTGCTTTTGTTCCAGCTTTTACGCCTTTAGGTCTACCAGACCCTGGTCTTTTACCGCCATGTGCCATATTTTATCCTTACCAAGCCTTACAGCTCCAATATTTAGCTGTTAATTTGCTTATTTTACCTTTATCGCACCCATGTCTAGCACGAAATGATTTCCGTCTAGCAGGTATGCTCTTTTTTATGCTCATATTTGGGTCACCAAACCTGACCAATCTTATTTTACTGCCTTCTTTAGCTAATACTGCAGACTTTTTAGACTTACCAGGGGTACGTTTAGGCTTATTGTAACCACTAAAGCGTTCTCCTCGATATGTTATAGGCATTATTTCTTCTTCTTAGCCGTCTTAGCAGCTCGTTTTAACGCCTTATCAGTAACCGTACCTTTGCCCTTTTTGCTAGTACCCTTCTTCTTGGCTTGGTTCATGTTATAGTATAAACCCTTTTTAACAGTCCTACCGTCTTTAGTTTTATGATAACCTTTTTTCATTACTTCTTCTTTTTCTTGTTTTTCTTCTTCTTAGGTGGTCTACCTACTTTAGATCCGTATGTTCCTTTACCCATTGGCATAATTGTATCTCCTGTTTAAATTGATTTTAAGGTACCTTACAGACGTAATTACTCTATAAGGGCTACTGGTACCATATTAAGGTTACCTGCTACGGTACGTCTCTCTCCAGCCCCTTCAAAGGGATATACACAGTGCTGACACCATGATGGAAACATAACGAGCTTACCCACGACTGGTTTAATCATACGTGAGAATGGTGGTCGTAACTCCTCTAAACCACGGGAGCTAGTCTGACCAAAGTGAAATTGTAAGAACCCATCAGCAATACCGCTAGAATCGATAAGATCACGGCTATTATACTCTGGTTGGTCGGTAATCTGTTCGGGTATCTTAGTCCAGGTGCTAAAGGATAAGCCCATAATCGTATCGGTACCATGATCGTGTATGGGATTGTAGTCTCGTTCATAAGAGTGAACTGACCATAAACTGTGGACATTGGGTAGCCGTTTTAAGGTATCAACGCCAATGGTTTTGCAAAACTGATTTAAATAGGACTGTGACATATTTGCCACAACTTGCGTAAAGGGTCTAATCAAGGGATCATCCGAGTCTATCTTTAGCTGCTCACCATGGGATATTTGACCCACCAGTTTATGTGAGAATGACTCACCACCCTTATTATGCCTAGCATCGAGGTATTTATTCAAACCCCCCACTATGGTGGGATCCAGTTGGGTTTCCAAAAACAGCACCGCAGGTGCTACACTAAATTTAAGTTCTAATTCCATATAATCCTTTTATATAAAACCCCCCCTATTAGTCAATACCCAATAGTGATTTAGTTTGGATGAGTCATATTATTATCACAACCCCCCTAGCGTCAGATGATGCTATGCCTTGCTTAAAACCCCGCCTTATTAGCTAATTGTAATAGTTATCTATAACAATAACTATAATATAGGTCAGCATTACTTACCTTATATCAGTTGATTTATATTATTAGTGCGATTAGATAATTATTATTCTTATAAATGGAATTGTTGAGGGAAAGTTGCACATATAAGCATTATCTAATGTGATCTAATCATAATAATTAAATGAAGTTAGGCCCGTTTATAATCTCTATAATATCTTAGTAATAGTTTATTAGTCTTATATAGTGAAAGAATACAAAGGAAATACATTCAAAGGCTATTTATCTAGTGTTTACGGGGAAAAATTACACCAATAAAGAACAGATCAAGAACAGCTGCCAATTAAGATTAAATTAATTTAATTTATTATATATTCTGACACATTTAGAACATAATCTATTGAAATAAACACAATAGTTTTAACAAAGGAGTATAAAATGGATCAACTAAATTTACAACAAATAGAAAAAATTACTATGTACTATCAAAATATAATTAATGAATGTGTAATGGCTCATTGTGATGAAGATATAAACAATCCTGGTTTTACAAGATCGGGAGAAGTTTTAAATCCTGGAGTAAAAAAAGACTTTCAAATATATGCAACCCTAACAATTCTTAAAAACTTATTAAACAACAAATAACAGAAAGAGTATAAACAATGGATAAACCATTTACAATAATAGATCAAATAGCACTAGCAACTTTTAAGCCTGAGTTGTTTAAAGATAAAGTGCAACTCAAGAAAGTACTAGAAATTAAACAATCTTTTATAGATACAATTTATGAAGATTATAAAAAAGAATTAACTAATAACAGAAAGAGTATAAAATGAATAATGAAATTTCAGAATATTTAAACGAATGTTTAACTTGTGATTACGTCAGTTATGAATGGTTGAAACATCCCATATCTAACGATTGTGTTTGTCCATCTTGTGAAAGTACTGATTATTATATAATTGATGAAGATAAATAGTCTTTAATTTATACCTGGTATTAATTGCCAGGTATGAGATACAGACAATAAAGTATCAAAACAAATAAAAGAAAGAGTATAATTATGAAGAAAACATTAATTGAAATCTCAGGCAATGTTGAAAGACACCACAACGGCAGTTTTACCATGTTCGGCAGTATAGAGGGTGATATGTTTAAACAAACTTACTACGATTATACACTGGCTGAAGCAAGAAAACTTTTTAAAATATCAATACAAGAAGAAAGTAAAAAATATTTTATAGGTCAATAGTCTTTAACTTATACCGTCAATCTATATTGGCGGTATTAGATACAGATTAAAAGTATCATAACAAATAAATAAGGAGTATAAAATGAAAAAATATAAAATAGTTTTAAGCTATGATGTTCAAAAAACTTTCTATGTAGAAGCTAAAGAAGAGGATGAAGCCTATGACAAAGCATACAATGGTGAAGGTTTAGTTATGAACGAAGATTGGGAATATCGAGATCAGATAGAAACTGAGGAGTTATAGAGTGAAACTACTTAATTCTAGACACAATTAGAACACAATTAATAAGTATAAATAAACAATAAACAAATAAATAAGGAGTATAAACTATGAAGAAAACATTTAATTTAGGAAAAATAGATTACTTAAACAATGGTAAAAAGAATTGCCCTGTTGAAATAGATTTAGATTTTGACGATAAAAGGCTTTCAATCTGCGGTACAGTATGGAATCACATTAAAAGTGATTGTTATACGGCTGGACAATGTTTAGACGATTTAAAAGAGTATTTTCCAAATGATAAAATATTTAATGAAATATATCTTTTATGGAAAAAATACCATTTAAACGATATGCAAGCAGGATCACCTGCCCAAATGCAATATTTAGATAGTTTAGCAGCAACGCCAGACAATTTAGAAAGTACTAATTTATATAAATCTTATGATTGGACTTGTGAGCAATTAAAGCAAGCTGATTTATTAGATGATAAATCATACTTTTATAATGGTAAGCCATATAGATATGGTTCGGCTTGGCTTAGTAAAATTGTACCTGATGAAGTAAAGCAACAGATTAAAGACTTAATCAATAATTAATTAAATAAAGGAGTATAAAAAATGCAAGATTATGACAAAGCTCAAGTAATAATCCATAAAAATATGGAGTATGAAAAGGAACAAATCCACGAGCAATTTAAGAGTATTAATGTACCTGTATATTTACATTTGAGATTATGTGAAACCATAGAACAGGCCATGTCTGTAGCCCCAAATAAAAAAGAGGCTGAAAAACTAGTATTAGACGCATTAAAAGACAGTTTAGCGAGGGTTAAAATATGACACAAACTTTTTTAATACTAGTAGCTATAATATTTGGCTTAATTGTCGTGGGCCTTTGTATTAGAGATATAATACGAGTATTTACGGACCATGATAAACAATGACTACGATAATAATATTAATCATATACGTAATTGGTGGGCTTTTAATAGCTTATAAACTTAATAAAAAAGGAGATAAAAAATGACTGAAGATAAAGCATTTCAAACAGCAGATAAAATTTACTGGGATTTATTAGACACACTTGGCGGTGATTTGTTTAATAAATGTGTAGTAAATGATCCTGAAACAGATGGAACTAAAAATACTGAGTTAGGATCAGAATTATTTGAAACAATACTAAGTACATTAACAGATGATGAAGATATAGAACTAACTTATAACCAAGAACACAAAGAAAGCGAGCAAGAATGATAAATAAACAAATGGTAGAATACTATTTAGACGAAGATTATAACAAATGGATTGCAAACGTAATAGTAGATATTTGCAATGATGAAAATGATATTATTCATTTAAAACAAGAAATATATAAAGCATGGCAAGACCATCTAGAAAGCAAGGTAAACAATGAGTGAAATGAAGCGATATTCAATCATAAGTGAACAGAATACCAAACTATTAATAACTTCACTTGATGAAAAATGGATAGATAAGACCATTGAAGAATGGAATAAACAACATAATAAGTTTTTATTGGAAACTATGGGTATAACTAGACCTATTGCCAATAGATATTCTAAACTGGAGGTTTAATATGGAATTAGTATATGTAATTGGTTCTAAAGATACTGGCGTGCCTTTTAAAATAGGCAAATCTAATAAAAAATCATTAAAAAATAGGCTACAATCTATACAGACAGGCAACCCAAACTCTTTAGAGATATTTTATCAATACCATAGTAAAAAAATTAACTCTTTAGTATTGGAAAAAACCATTAGAGATAAATTAATACAAAATCATGGTTTTAAACAACTTCATGGCGAATGGATTACTACAGATGCAGATAAACCTATTGAGAAAGTTGGTACATCAATACAAAGTATACTGAAAGATTTAGAATATAAACCTAAAGATGATCCAAATTATCATGCTTTAATTAAAAAAAGCGAATTACAACATAAGAAATACAATAGTGCAGTTAAAAAATATAACAAAAAAGCAGAGCAATTTGTTGAATTTTTAAATGATTTTTTATGTGAAAGAAAAGAAATAATTGCAATGAATAAAGGTTTAAATGATACATCTAATAAATTATTTACTTATCAAATTGATGAATCTGTACCTTATGAATGGAAATATAAAAGCACTTACGATAATTTTTTAGAATGGATACATTTATTTTATAAAATGTACAATAAGAGAGTTCTTTATAGTGGTATGAACCAACAAAGTTTTAATTATAAATTTGAAATAGACAATTTTTTTGACAAAAATATTATTATGTATATGGGTAGAGAAAATGATGGTATTGCAACAACAAAGTATACTTTCAACACTGATGATGAAGAAATTATAGCAGAAACACCATACAGAGATGAAGCTATGTGTACACTACGAATAGGCGAAAATAGAAAAATAGGTAAATGTTATTTAGATGATACAACATTAAATAGAAGATATAATATTAAAAATGATAATGTAGATTTATATGATACAATTAATTTCAATGTACCTAAAGAATTAACTTATCATCCTAAAGAAATTTATATAAGTTATAATAATGAAAAATCAAAAACTTATATTTTAAAGGAGTAAATATGAATAACGAACTAGCAAAAGACATACTACAAATGATAGAACATGCTCAAAATAATGTTGATAATGGTGGCTCATTTAGTCAATATGTCAAATTAATTGAGGGTATTAAAAACTTATGTACGGCAGAACAGAATAAAAATATAGTAAGTAAAAAAAATGGGTAAAAAAGGCTCTTGGGACAAAAAATATAAATCGACTTGCTTATATTGTTTTAAATCTTACATGCACATTAAAAAACCTGACCAATCAAAATACTGTTCAAGACAATGTGGTGATAATTTTAGGTATTTAGTCAATAGAGCTAAATCTATGCAAACTTCAAATTGTAAAATTTGCAATACAGAATTTACCCATAAAAATAGTAATGCTGTTTATTGCTCGCAAACATGTATCAATAAATCTAACTATGATAAGGAATATAAACGACTTATGAAAGCAAAAGGCAATTATAAATACAAATCATTTGTTTACAGGCCTGATGAACATCTAAATATTAATGCAGATCTAGCTGTAATAACTCAAGCAACAGGACTTAAAGAAAAAACTATTGTTGCACAATTAATTAACAAAGAAAGAAAGAGAATTGAAAAAAAATTATAAAGACTTAATATCTAAGTATTGTATTTTTAAAATTACCCCTTTTGGGATAACTTGGGATCTACCAAATAGATCATCTTCGTTTTCGTGATCTTTATCAGCAGAAATAGTGACAAATTTATCGTTCTCGGTGATTAAATAGCCTAAACTATCAATAGTACATGGTTCAGCTTCTAATAAATCTTGTTTTGATTGCCAAACTGATAAGCTGCACTCATTGGTATCGAGCCAGACTACATTTACCATTGGAAATTCCATTAATGCACAGTCTCAAAAGTTTCTTCGTCTAAATGCAATATGGTTTTAGTATTTTTGGTAAATTCTTCATTGACTACCAAGTCTAAAAAATTGCGAGCTATAAAATAACTAGCCATAGCACGTGCTACCTTTTTTCCTTGTTTTCCAAAGGCTGTCAGAACTTCAGTTTCAAAAAAGAAATCTGTTAATTCTTCAAGGCTAACTTGGTCAAGGTATTCATCTGATTCTAAACGAGATTGATTGGCTTTTGGATTCAATTTTGCCATTATATGTAAAAATTAGTCTAAAGTGTCGCTACATGCAATACCTGTAAGCACTTTATTTTGTATTAATGTGTTCTTAAAGCACTTTATATGGTAAAAACTCATAGGCCAGAAGCAATCTAGGGTAAATTTCTTAGATCTGACCACAGGTTGTTCACACCATCGGCAAGCACCGATAATTTCTTTGTTTTTCATGTTGACTTTTTGGTTAAATTTTGTGTAAAATAAAAGAGGCTTATATATAGATTTTGCTTTTTTTAAATCTAGGCTTAATGGCTTTTATCTGTCTTTATGCCATTGGTTTTATATAGATTTAGGCATAAATCTCAGCCTAGCAGGGCTGTTTTTTATTATACTTCTTTCAATTCAGCCCTGTTAAAACTATCCCATAATAAAGCTGCATAAATCTTAGGATCTAGATTTCTTTCTGTCCAGTAGGGTTGTTCACCCATCCAATGGAGGTAATAATGGCAGTTGTTGCACATAGGCACTACCCAATTATCGTCTGTTTTCCTGGCCATACCGCCACCACCTTTAATTATCGTCAAATGGTGAGCTTGAATATCTTCTGTATCTTTACATTCAGAGCAAGGGAAAGTCCTAACAAAAGCTAAATGTTTTGGTGATCTGATTGGTACAGTCTTGGCAAGTGCAAACTTGCTATAATCTATGCGTTTACGTTTTGCCATGTCGCCTTATAGTAGCAGGAGATTCTTTTAAGCCCATAGGGTAAAATGCTTCATTTAAGGCTGTTTTAAGCCTACTTGATGCTTTCCTTGATGATACCCCTATTTTTCTCGAATATTGCTTAATTGTGTACCCCATGCCACATATATGCTCTAATGCATGAGCATTGTTCTCCCCAATGACTGAATTTATGTAATTCATCTTATCTAAAGCTACCAAACGGATATCTCCGCTATCTTTAGACTTGCTTTGCTGTATTCTACAACCATAGGCTTCCAAAGCTGTATTATCACCCCTAGATTTAAGCTCTATCGTTTCCCATAGTGATCGGTAAATATCGGCTGCTTGGACTTCAAGGTAGGTCAAAACTCGTTTACTCGATAGATAAGCTATTTCACTTTCTCTATCGTTGTAAATGATAACCCTGTCAGTTTTTGGGTTATGCAGTCGTGGCTCGTATACTCTACGATCTTCCTTTTCTATCATTAATACCTCTTAAATATTAATCGCCAAAACCACGATCTGAAAATTGATATTGTTGTAAAAATAAGTGCAATAGCAAAACTATCTTTAATAGTAGGGTATAATCCAAATAAAGGAAATACTAAAAGCTGAATTAATGTTGCTAATATTAATCCTGATCCAACATCTATTAAGGTTTCAATTAAACTACGCACATATCCTCACATTAATTACCACACATACCTTCACATTCTTCATTAAAAAAATCTAATTGGTTAGTTGATTTATCAAAATCTACTTCATCTATGGGTTGGCATGATCTATGTAAAAACAATTCATCAGCAGTGTACTCATTGTCTGTGTTTTTATGGCGTTCTTGATTTCTAATAGCTCTGTCCATGCGTACTACTTCATCCCATTCAGCTTTGTTTTCTTTGATTTGCTGCCATTCTTTATCATTATGGAATGGACAAAAAGTACAGGCAGAACGTGGTGGCTTACCATAACCATAAGATTCCATCCATTTAATACAATCTTCTCGTCTTAATTTTTTCTCAATTAAAGGCCATTGATTTTCAATATAAGGCAATCGGTTAGGTTTTTGTCTAAATACCTCATCCAGAGAAATACCCATAATCATCTCTACTTTTGTGCCTTTTTTTCTTTTCTCACCTTTTTTTAAACCAATCAACTCTCTGACTTTTTGGGTTATAGGCTGCACTTTATAATCATTCGTACATTGTCGCATTAACATACGTTTTTTACCTGTCTCTTTGTTCTTAGAAAAAAAAGGAGCTGTAAATGCTTTGTATGTGCCTTCAGAGGCATCAAGTATATCTTGTTTTAGATCTCTCCAGGTAACTCGGTAAACAGGATAGCTTAGTTGTGTTTCTAACCAGTCTAGCCACTTATAAACCTCTTGTGGTTCACCTTTTACATCAGCAAATATCGCACAATCTACCATAGGAATTTCACCTTTTTCGATCATTAGTGCTAAGGTACTAGATTGCACACCTGCACCTAGACTTAATACTCTTAAATCAGGTTTTGCCTTTTCCAAGTTGTTCATTGAATTTTGTTAACCATATTAAATATTGATCGTCAGGTAGCCTAGTTTTCATGTCGGCTATGATTTTTTGAGTCCAGTGTTGGGTTGTAGACTTTTTGCGATAGGTGTTATACACCAATGAGTTCTTTTTAGTAATATCTTGCAAAAGTGATTTTATATTTTTATGCATTTTTTTCTTGACAAGTTTTTTTAAATCAACCAGATTATATTATATAATATAATCTTATTCAATATATGTTTAATGTTTTATATTATAT